CAAGGGTCTTGTCCCCGACCTTGGCGATCCGCTTGTCGCCCTCGGCGACCAGGACCACCTGCCCGGCGAGCATGGCTTTCGCGGCCTTCTGGAACTCGGGCTTGACGCCTGCTTTCAACAGGGCCTCCGTCAGGCCGTTGTCGACGAGGAGTCGATGGGTAAGCTGAGACTCTGATTCATAGGATTTCTTATGCTTCTCGGCCTCGGTGGTTGCCGTCTTCAGCTTCTTCTCGGCCTCGGTCAGCTTCCCCTGCGTCTCTTCGAGTTCCCGCTCCAGCCGGGCATGATCTTCGGGGTCGATCTCCTGCCCCTTCTTCGCCTTTTTCAGCGATTCCATGAGCTCGGTGACCTTCGCTTTAAGGCCCCTGGTCTCTTCATCGATGGCCGCCTTGACTGCCGCCGCTACCGCCGCCTTGGTGTCTGCATCGTTCGGATCGTACGCCATCTTCTGTTATCTCCCTTGGAGTGATTGTGGGCCTTGCCCGATTTCGGCCTCCCCTTGGGAAGCCCCGATACGCCTATGTGTGAGCACATTCTTTCATGGAAAATTACACTGTCAACAACCATTTTTAATTATTTGAAATATTATGTTCTTTTTTGTGGCATGAGGAGCACAACCATATGAAATTCATGAAATGTAGATAGTTAAAATGATGGCATGACAACCGTGCTCTTTGACCACACCGGGCACAATACTCGGGTTTAATAATCTCTCCTCTCTTGAGTGCCCGATAGACGGCGGCATGAATTTTTACTTTTTCAGGGTTGTTGGCCTTCCACTCGCTGATCTTGGAAAAATCCTGCGGTTTTCTATTCCTGCCATTTCTCCGGTATAAATCCCGCCGGTATGCGGAGAGATGTTCCCCTTTCCTCGCTCGGTACGCTTTTTGATATTCGTGAATCTTCTCCTTGTGCTTTTGGAGATATTCCCTCGCATATCGAAGGCGCTCTTCCCGGCGTTCTTGATACGATTCGTTCATCATTTCCCCCTCAGTTTCTTCAATGTCAATTCCCTCCCGCTACCGTCCAGGAGTTGGTTAAGCGTGATCTTCCCTTCCCTCCAGAGCTTTGCCCGACCCGGCCCGAGAAGGTTATCGGCATAGGCCGCATCATGCCGCTTGAGAAACTCCGCGAAGGTCGTATCCGCCGGGATCTGCCCGAGATCGGACGCGCGGGTGCTCGGGGGAACCTCATCGATGTCAAGGCCGAGTTCCCGGTATGATTTAGTAATCGGGACCAAAACAGACCGGCAGTTGAAATGCCGGGGCGTCCCCCCGGCGAAGGGGAGTTTAGTCCCGTTGATCGGTTTCCCTTCCAGGTCCCACTGTCCGCCTGAGTAGGCTATACAGATGGGAGAGGTTCGACCGTCCAGGGTCGAAACCTGACGCACCCCCTTGAGGATGTCCGCGTTTGCCTGGAAGACAGCAAGGCGGGCATCGTTCGCCACCTGTTGCACCGACGTATGGACCAGAGCAAAGGCGTTCCTCCGGGACACATCCATGATCCCGGCCGTTCCCAGCCGCTTCGATCCTGCTACCCGCCGCACGATCTGCATCACTGTTTCGCCCTGGGCGATTCCCTGTCGCACCTGGGCCGCGAATTTGAATTGCAGATCCTCGCTCTGTTTCGCCCACCATGCAGAGGAGGGGGCGCCTTCGATGAGCGAGCCATTCACCAGGGCCTGGAGCATGGCCTCGGTAGGGAGGGCAGCCTCAAGGCCGATTCGAGCCATTGATTCAATGGCTGTCTCTGATTCCAGCTTTGCCAGGGAGTAATGGTCAGTGCCCTTGGGGGCATTCTTCCATATCTCCGCCATCTGCTCTTTTGTCTTGATTTGCGAAGCATCGAAAACCGCATAAATATCGGCCTTAATTGGGTTTACCGCGCTACCGTATGCGTCATTTACATTTTTAAAGAGTACGCTATCGTAACCCTCTTTTTTTGCCTTGTCCATAATATCGCTGAAAGTTACATCCCTGTACGCTTTACCTTTGAAATCATACACATAAGTCTTTTTCATGTGTAAATATGTTTCATATACCCGGGAAATTTCTTTCTTTGCCTCTATTTTGAACTCAGGTCCCAAAAAATCCCAAGCGTCCGCACTTTTGTCTGCTATAATTTCGGCGTAAGTATCGGCTACCCTTTTGTTTGTGGTAAAAAAAATACCCTTTTGTGCGCTTGCCGCACCTGTCCGTGTTCCAAGAAATTCGTTGGTGAATTCCTTAAACCCACCCTGCACGGTCCCATGGTAATACTTGGCGAGTGAGTCAATAAATTCTTCGGCGCTTTCGTACCTTTGGGCAGTCCGCAGTAAGTAGTCATCAGTCGTCAGCGGTAGCATTTGCTTATAGTTTTCACCGATCATGGAGCTGCACTTTTCTAACAGGGCATAAACTCTCTTTTTCCCATAGTCGGAGAGGCCGCTGTTCAACTTAGAAACTAATTCGGCCTGCATCCTGCCGATAATATTATATATTTTTTTTTGTTCCCCCGCCGTGAAATGTAACAGGCGTATTTGGTGGGATATAGCATCATCGGCAAGAAGTTGATCCACAGCGTCCGACATAAATCACCTCGCCTTATTGAAAATAATCCTTGACAAACCTAACAGCTTAGGATACAAGATAGCCATCACGAGGAGGAGGACAAGAAGATGAGAAAAAGCGACGTTAAGGCCTACATGCTCAATGAGACGGTCGGGACAAAAAAGATCCTCTACATCATCCCGCAGCAGCTTGACGCCTCCTGGGTCTTGTACGACCGCTATCATGGGTACGGCAAGGCGGCGACGTCCAAAGAGTCGGCCAAAAACATAGTTGAAAACGAGATAAACCCAAACTGCACGGAGGCATAAAATGGCACAATACGAGGACGGCATGAGATTTGATGTATCGGCAAGCGGCCTGGTCAGGGAGTTTGGACGCCGGAAAATAGAACCCGATAAAACCGCCGCTGTCACGCAGGGAACGCTTCTCCTGTGGATGTATTGCAACAGTTTCGTTGTTGAATTGTACTGCGGAAGTAGTGATGGGGAGCTAAAACCGGGGATGGTAACAATATCCAACGGGGCGTATATCAACACATATTCCCCGCAGGAGATAGCGGACCATCTCACCAAAGGCAAGGAGCTGGATATTGCATTGATTGGAGGCGATATTGATTTATCGGGTGTTGCTTCTGCTCTGGGCCGCAAGGGCGGCGCTGCCAAATCTCCCCGCAAATCCGCCAGCTCACGCGCCAACGGGGCGAAGGGGGGAAGGCCGAAAAAAGGCAAGGCGTGATTCCGCTCCCCCGCGGTGAAGCGCAGGAGGCTGATCTGATGCGAGAGGGCGGCGTCGGTGAGGATCAGGTCGGGGGGGGTCATAAGGAAATAATCCTTTTGTGGTGAGAACGGCGCGGACGTAAGACATATGTCTCATAGGGGACGCCATTCTTTTCTGCGTAGAATCGCAACAGGGATTCAGAACGCTTCGCCTTCGCCTCTGCTGACGCTGGCGGCCTCGTCGCGTGCCATGCTCTCATTTTTCCCTTTGTTTCTTCCGTGCAGGGCGGCCTATTTCTTCGGGCATCACATACGCGGGCTATCGTTTCTGGGCTTCTTTCGTGTGTCGCATTATATGCTTTTTTAATGGCGGCTGACATCTTGGCCTTTGCCTCGTCTGTATGTTTCCACCCTGTGCTTTTCTGACGCTTCGCATCTGTCCACTTCCTGCCCTTACCGGCCGCGGAAATCTTTGCTCTTGTCTCCGCGCTCACGTTTGCGCCTGCGGCGGCTATTTTGGCTCTTGCTTCTTCGGAGTGCTTCATTCCGAGCTGACTTCCCGCCTTCGGGCTTAAATTATACCCGTTCCCGTTGACAGTTGATTTTAGTGAATCGATCCAATGTTGCTCACGCTGGACAAGTGATGCCCTGTCATCCACAAATTCAAGAATGACGAATTCAAAAGACTCTTCATGATATTTTTTCCATGCGGATTGGAGTGGAGCATTGACGTGCTTCCCGTCACGTAGCCTGCGAAGATGGGTGTTTCTGCGCTTCTGCAAATTGATCGCACTGCCTACATAAGCCTTGCCGTTGGCCTTATTTCTTATGCAATAGATTCCGCTTTTTTTAGGTATCGGAGGTCTGTTTTTCATGCCTTTCTTATAGCACTATCCTATTGATTTGTCAAGTTATTATTATCTCGATTTTGCTAGGGTTTTGGAATAGGAGAACTGCCGATCTGCCCCTGCATTTCTTCAAGAGTAAGCTCGCTTTCGATGATCTCCGCACGCTGTAGGTTTTCAAAAAGGACCTGCATCGAAATAGCGCCGCTTTGCCATGCACCGACAAGGGCGGTTAACTGCTGAGAATCAAGGCCGACTGGCATAAAATCATGATTCAGCGACACGGAACACTCCGCCGTTGCGCCTGCCCATTCAGAAAAAGTTCTAAGTGCTTTTGTCAGGGCAGTGCTGATCGATTCAGAAATACTGGCAAGAATGGAAGTCTCCCCGGCTCTGTGAATTTGAGCGACTGCCGCGGTTTCGACTGCTTTTTTCTCGGAACTCAGAAGCCTTGAACCGAGCGTAGCCATTTGCTGCTCGGTTTCCTTCAGCTCATTGCTGATCGCCTCAAGCCCCTGCCCGGTGAATTCCAGATACACCGCTTTTGCCTGCGGATCCGGGAAGCACCAGGCGGAGGCGGACCCGACATACAGTTTTTCCGCCTTTTCGCCCGGCGCGTAGCCACTAACAACCGGCGTCGGGAGCCCTGTGAAGTGCAGCCCATGCTTATGGTCCGCGCTCATGCGATAGTGGTCGAGGTTGAGATCCACGAGGTCAATCAAGGGCGGTTCGTCAACGTCCGGGGTCGCATCGTCCACACCGAGGAAATAGAACGGGATGAAGGCCAGGGGTTTGTTGTTCATCACCGGGAAGATGTCTTCGCCGATCTGCTGATCCTCCCCGTCTTTCGATACCCGGAACACCCGGACGCGGTAGTCGAGACCTGCCCCATCTTTGGTTTTCACCAGATCCAGCACCCGGAACCGCTTTTCCGTCTTGTGGTCGAATTCCCCGTTGCCCTCCGCCGCGGCCTCCTCGGCCAGCACGACCAGGGTCAGCACGGTTTGATTCCTGATCCACTGTGTCCGCCAGTTGATGATGGTCTCGGCGCTATACCGTTGCATGGTGGGGCGGAGGTTGAGCTTTGCGGCCTGGGCTGCCGTCATGCCCTCCGTGGATTGCTGGGGGTAGTCAACCAGGATGCCCATACGCCCCGCTATGAACGCCTCAAGGGCTGCCTGTTGGGCGAAGACTTGGAACGATACCCCGCCCATGGTGACATCGTCCATGAGGGTCTTCACCGACTCGGCCGCCTCGATGATCGGAGGCTTACGGAAGAGCATGCCCACCAGGGCAGAGATCGTGCGCCAAGTGGCGTTGAAGAACTTTGCCCGGGTCTTGTAGGCGTTGTAGTCCTCGGTGGTCTGATCCTTGAGACGGGGCAGATATCGTTCCCCGGCGGCCAGAACCG